GGGTGGTCTGGCGGACCTGATGCCGAAGGATCGGACGCTGTGCGTCGAGATCAGCGCGCTGCACTGCAAGGTGCTCGAGGCCAAGGGCTTCTCGGTGACCTGCGGCGACTTCCTGACGATCCACCAGCGTCAGCTATACGACCGCATCGTCATGAACCCGCCGTTCAGCGAGGGCCGCTGGCTGGCGCACTTGGAGCACGCTGCGGCCATGCTCGCCGACGACGGACGCCTAGTCGCCGTCCTGCCGGCCAGCGCAAAGGGCAAAGACGTGCTGCCGGGATGGTCGTGCGAGTGGTCGCGCACCTACGACAACGAGTTCGCCGGCACCAGCGTGTCGGTGGTCATCATGACGGCGGTGCGCGCATGAACCAGTCCGACATGTTCAGCCGCACGGCCACGCGCGTCAGCGGGCGCGGCATGGAGCGCAAGCAGGCGGGGCAGGAGCGCGCGCTGAAGAACGAGGCGCCCGAGTGGCGCATTCACGCGCTTGTGCTGCTTGAGAAGTTCTGCCGCCACCACGGCGAGGGCTACGTGTTCGCCTTCGAGGATTTCCGCACGTTTGCGCTCTCCCGTGGCCTGCAGCACCCGCACGCGCATCAATGTTGGGGCGCGCTGGCGTCCGCTGCCGCACGCGAAGGGCTGATCGAGCCGACCGGCGAGTACCGCCCGGCGAACAGCCCGAGAACGCACCTGCACCCGGTCACGATGTGGAAGGTGTGCGCGTAATGGCCGGCGACTGGATCAAGATGCGCAGCAACCTGTGGGATGACCCGCGCGTCGCCCGCATTGTCGATGCGACAGACAGCAGCGAGGCCACTGTCGTAGGCGCGCTTTACTGGCTGTGGGCGACGGCAGATCAGCACACGGAAGACGGCGTGCTCATCGGCATGAGCCTGCGCGCGCTTGACCGGAAGACGGGCGTCCAGGGCTTCGGCGCTGCACTCGTGTCCGTCGGCTGGCTAGCAGATGGCGAAGAAGGCGTGCGTGTTGTCCGCTTTGAGGAGCACAACGGGCGGTCAGCAAAACGCCGTTGTTCTGAGTCTGTCCGCAAGATGTCCGCACGCGATGCGGACAAAGAGCAGACAGCAAGCGGACAGGCTGCGGACGAAAAGCAGACAGCCTGCGCACCTAGAGAGAGAGAAGAGAGAAGAGATAAACCAGAAGCTAGCGCTTCTGGTAGCGCGTCCGCGCCCAAAGCTAAACGGGCAACCGTTCTGCCTGCCGATTTCGAGCCGAACGAGACGGCGCACTCGCTCGCTGCAAGCCTCGGTCTTTCCGTGGCCGACGAGCTGCCGAAGTTCCGCGACTACCACACGCACAAAGGCACCGTCGGCAAGGACTGGCAGGCCGGTTTTCGCACTTGGCTGTCGAAGGCGGCCGAGTTCCGCGGCCACCAGCCGCGCGGATCGCCGGGCTTGACCGGACGTGACGCAGCACGGGCGATTGCATCGGCAACACGGCTTGAGGACTTCGTAGATGACCAGGGCACCTTTACCCGCCTCTTGGGTTGATCGGATTTTTGAACGCATGCAGGGGCTTTACGGCTCGCTGTGGGTGGATCGCTGGCGCACCGGCGAGCTTGTCGATACGCCGCGCGGGCAGGTTGATCGCGGGGTGATGCAGGCAAAGGCGACGTGGGCACAGGAGCTTGCGGGCTTCGCTGATCAACCAGAACGGCTGATGAAAGCGATTGATGCGTGCGGGTCACGCCCCATGCCGCCGACTCTGCCGGAGTTCCGCGACTACGCGCGACAAGCTCACGTCCAAGTGCAAAGCGCCCTGCCGTCCCCGACGCCGGACGCAGAAAGGAGAGCGGCGAACGTCGAGAGGGCCGCAGCGATAAAGGTCGCGGAAGCGCCGGGGAAGTTGTGGGCGCACCGCCTGAAAGATCGGTACATGCGCGGCGAGCGGTTGCAGAAATGTCAGATTGATTTGGCATCTGCCGCGCTGGGCGAGGTGTGGAAGAACGGCGCATGCGGGGTGGCGCAATGAACGGCCAGTGCAGCGGACGCAAATGCGAAGTGGCCGCTACGTGCGCGCGCTTCAACCCGCGACTGCACGCCGAACCGCTGTGCGAATTCGCAGGAAACGAACACGGCCCGGCTGTGTGGTGGGCGCAGCGCGTTCAGGTTGAGACGCTGAGGCGTGCCGCATAGTTGCCTGTGCCCTCAATGCACACCATCCCCCGCCTACACATACACGCCGGAATACCGGATGGAGTGCGAAGCGCGGATGGTGTGCGACATGCCGACGAAGGAGCGGCGGGCGGAATACCTGGCGCTGGTCGAGAAGAGGCGCGGGCCGGCAGGGGCCGAGAAACTGAAAGCAGCGGCAAGGAAGGAATGGAATGACCGAGTGGCAAATCGCAATGCGGACTCTGCGCGGCATCCCGCTTGAGGTGGTCGGCGGTCGAGTGGTGGTCCTTGAAGCCCAAGACGAACCCGACCACGTAGAGCGGCAAAGCGCGAAAGGGCAGGAGACAGAAATCAAGCTCCGCGACTTGCTCAAAGGCGGCGGGTGGTTCCCAGCGGATAAGCTCCCGTCGTATCTGGACCGTTCGCCGACATTCATCAACGACGTGCTTCGGCGAATGAAGGCCGGGCGCAAGCGCGTCGGGAACAAACAATTCGTGAGCCTCGGGCAATGAGCAAATCACAACGAGACAAAGGCCAGCGTAGGGAGCGAGAGGCATACGCGCACCTCTGCGACGAGTTGGGCCACCAGCATATAGAGCGCAATTATGGGCAGGCGGCAAACGGTGGGATTGACATCAAGGCGGGGCCGTTCGGCGTCGAAGTCAAAGCGCGCAACACCATCGCGTGCGTGCGCTGGCTTGATCAAGCAATTGCAGCGAGTGAGCCGCTTGGGTTGGTGCCCGTGGTGTATGCGCGCGAGGACAGGGGCGAGCCGATTGTGATCATGCGCGCGTCCGACGCGATGAAGCTGATGCGGGGTGAGATGTGACTAGGGGGGCGCCAAATGCCTGAAATCACCCTGATCGCCAACAACGGCAAGCTGGCCGGACTCACGCCACAGGACGACGCGCGGTACCAGAAATTCCGCCGCAAGCTCGAAACGCTGGGCGACTCGTGCATCCGGTTTGAGTGGCGCGAGCCGCGTTCGGGGCCGTTTCATCGCCGGCACTTCGCCATGCTCGCGGCGCTGTTTGCGTGTCAGGAGCAGTTCCACGACGCCGAGCAGTTCCGAAAGTGGGGAGAGGCCGGAGCCGGCTATGCGGACCTTGTGCCGGGGCCAAAGGGTAAGCCCATCGCGGTCGTCAAGAGCATCGCCTATCACCGGCTGGACCAGGACGAGTTCTCGCGGGTGCATGAAGCGGTGTTCGAGTTCTACCGCTCGGAGCACGCCCGCAGGTTCCTATGGCCGCATCTCAGCAATGAGGAGTCTTGGGAGATGGTCGAGGCCGCGTTGGGAGAGTCCGCGTGAAAGCGCACATGTCCCGCGTAGCCGAACTCGGCTGCATCGCATGCCGGCTGCTGGGCTACGGCGCCACTCCGGCCCAGGTGCATCACCTCACGCTCGGGCGCGGCAAGGGGCAGAAGAACAGCGACATGCTGACCATTCCGCTATGCGAGCCGCACCACACCGGCACGCACGGCATACACGGCGACCGCGCATTCCTGCGGCAGCTCAACACGACGGAACTTGACCTGCTGGCGGAGACGCTGGCGAGGCTTTACGGGAGGTGAGGCATGGACCGATACAACGACTGGCGGCACAACCTGCTGTGCAAAGAGGCGCAGGAAGCACTCAAGAGCGCGAGCATGGTGACCGGCAAGAGCGGATGGGATCGCGTCAAAGCGATTGAGGCCGCAGAGGCCACGGCGCGCAAGCTCAACCCGGAGCGGTACAAGAAAGGCGGCAAATGAGCGCGCGCGGACACGAGTGGGCGGATGCATGGCTCCGGCGCTGGGCAGACTGGCACCGGGGCGAGCGGTACGGCACCGGCTACCCGGAAGCAGCAGCAGGGTTCAGCCGGGCGGGCGGCGTCGCGTCGGAAGATACGTTCGATCACATGTGCGAGGCCAGCGACGCTTACATGTGTGCGCTTGTGGATGCCGCTGTAAGCGATCTGGAGCCGATCCAAGGGGCGGCGATATGCCACCAGTACGGGATAGCGTCTGTGTGGCGGTTCAAGCGGTCCAGCGTCGCCGATGTGCTGCCCGGCGCGCTGGATGATTTCGAGCGGGCGGCGAGAAAGCGGGGGGTGGTGTGATGGGAATGCTTGACGAGGAAATCTCCAACGCCGCTCACAGAGCGCGCGAACAGGCGGTGAAGGATCGATATGATTGGGGGAAACACATGTTTCAGAAATTCCCGGCTGTAATGGATGTTCGATTCGGCGCTTTCAACAGCAAAGGCCTTTTAGGTGGGAGCCAAACACAGGCGCTTGACACATCCGAAAAAACCGTGTCAAATCAATCGCGGGACACTGCGCCCTAAAGAAACGCAAGGCTCGCCATCTTCGGATCGCGGGCCTTTTTCATTTCAGGCTGTCGAGCAATGGACGCAGCCACCGAGCCACGCCCAGCTTGCGCAGTGTTGCAGCTTGATCCGGCGTGAGTCTGACGGGGACAGCGATAGTTGGATCGGCAGGCTTGCGGCCAGCGCCCTGACGAGCGCCGCCGCGTTTGTCTGGTTTGATCACGCCCACTTTGCATCACCAATGCGACGAGTAGCGACCGGCTCACCGTACTGATCGCGGATGACGATGACGTGATCGAGGAAGCCGTCGCCAAACTCTTTGGTTGCAGCGCGCTTCGCTTGGGTAAGCGTGCCGTCGATGGTGATAACGCGGGCAGCGCTGATGCTGTTATGGGCGATGGTGGCGGTGTAGGTGGTCATTTGCTCTCTCCTCGGGTTGTTGGCAGCAACGCGCTGTCCATGAGTTGTAATGTATAACATCAATCAAACAAGCGCAAGAGAAATTTCTCGCTTGTTACAAATCAACACCCGCCACGCCTAGGACGCTGCGACTACGCGGCAGTGCTGGCCCGACAGGGCGACGCGCACCAGGCGGGTTCCTACACACGGTCGGTCACCGAAAGGGGCCGGCCGTTTTCTTTTGGCTCAACCGGAGAGAGATATGTCGCTAAAGGACGCAGCAGATGCTGTGCGCGCCGCCGATGCGGCCTCAACCCGGATTGACGCGCTACGCGCTGAGGCAAAGTCACTGAAAGACCGCATGGAAGCAGTTCGCACGCAGATAGAAAGCGAGCAGGCCGCGCTGGAGCGCGCACAGGCACGGCTCAAAAAGGCGGCGACGGGGCTATGAGCAAGCGACACGGGGAGCAGAGTGATGGATATTCAAGGGCTGATTGAGAGCGCGGCGGTTCGTGGTTATTACGTGAAACCGCTGCCCCATCAAGATGGGGTATATATCGCGCGCACGTCTGACGTTGAATCAGCAATCCTCCATCGCGGTGCGCAAAACATCCCGTGCGCAACAGTCCTCCGGGTTGAGTACGATCTCAATGGCCCATCCGCAATTGAGGGCGCAATAGCTGTGCTGGAAAAATCGTGAGGCACGATCTAGACGCCATCTTGTCCCGCATAGCGGACGGGGAGAGTCAAGCAGAGATAGCGCGATCATTGGGGGTAGCCCCTAGCACGCTGTCGGAGTACTTGAACAAGCCCGAACACGCCGAACGATCCGCGCGCGCGCGATCTCTTAGCGCCGAGGCGTGGCTAGACCGCGGCCTGCAAGCGCTGACGGATGCGCCGGCTGACAGCAACGAGATTGCGCGGGCGAGGGCGATTGCGCAGGAGTGTGCAAGGCGTGCGGCGATCCGTAATCCGCAGTACAGCGAGCGGCACAAGCACGAGATCAGCGGCGATGGTGGCGGCGCTGTGAAATTCCAACTTATTGCACCGTGGCTGCAAGAGACGATAGCCAAGCGCTAGGGATCAACGGCTATCAGCCGCGAGGGCAGTTCATTGCGTTTCACAACCGCTCGCAGCGATGGGCGGTGATGGTCTGCCATCGGCGGGCCGGCAAAACGGTTGCATGTGTGGCTGATCTTGTCCTGGCCTCGCTGACGACAAGCAAACAGGACGCGCGCTATGCGTACCTGTGCCCCCAGTACAACCAGGCCAAGGACGTGGCGTGGAAGTACGTCAAGCAGCTCACCACAGACATTCCGGGGGTTGGCTACAACGAGACAGAGCTACGGGCTGATCTGCCGAACGGTGCGCGCATCAGGCTGTACGGTGCGGACAACCCTGACCGGCTGCGTGGCCTGTACCTCGATGGCGTTGTGCTGGATGAGTACGCAGATATGCGCTACGGCGTGTGGGGCGAGGTGCTGCGCCCGGCACTGAGTGACCGCAAGGGCTGGGCGGTGTTTATTGGCACACCCAAGGGGCCGAACGCATTCCACAAGCTGTGGCAAGAAACGGACGGTCATCGGGACTGGTACCGTCTGATGCTGCGCGCCAGCGAGTCAGGGCTGATTGATCCGCAGGAGTTGGACGACGCCCGCCAGCAGATGACGGACGACCAGTATGCGCAGGAGTACGAATGCAGCTTCGAGGCTGCGATTCAGGGCGCGTATTACGGTCGAGACCTGGCGCTGGCAGACAAAGAGGGCCGCATCGCGGTCGTCGATTACGACGAGGCGCTGCCGGTCTATACCGCGTGGGACATTGGCTACACCGACGACACGGCCATCGTGTTCTATCAGGTCACGCGCGGCGAGGTGCATGTCATCGACTACTACGCCGCCAGCGGTGAGGGCGTGGCGCATTACGTCGATGTGCTGAACAGCAAGCCCTATCGCTATTTCACGCTGGGTGAGAAGCCGTGCCTGTTCCTGCCGCACGACGCCCGCGCAAAGACGTTCGCAAGTGGCGGAAAGAGCACTCAGGAGCAGTTCGCGGCACACGGCTATCTGAGCCGGATCGTGCCCGAGTTGAGCCTGCAGGACGGCATACAGGCGGTGCGCATGATGCTGCCGCGCACGTACATCGACAAAGACCGCTGTGCCGATCTGCTGGACGCGCTCAGGCTCTACCGGCGCGAGTGGGACGGCGAAAAGAAGGTGTTCCGCGACAAACCCCTGCACGACTGGACGAGCCACGCGGCTGACGCGATGCGCTATTGCGCGGTCATGTACCGGGACGCGGCAGAGAAAGAACAGCCCGCAGCGCCTGCGGTATTCGCGGTGCAGGGCGGGCAGATGAACATCACGCTAGACGAAATGTGGGCGGAGACGCCGCAGAGAGAGGACAGGTACTGACATGACGACGCCGATTTTCCCGAGTGTGATCGGGCACAACCTGCTCGACGGTGGGACGGATGCGCAGGACGGGAACGCATACCCCGGCCCGCTGCTGCAGGAATACGCCGCTGCGGTGGTGGGGGCGGCTGTCACCCGA